TCAGACTATCAACCCGCACCAGAAGACTATGACAGCAAATTAGCCAGTGCGCAGTCTGAAATCAAACAGACGACTGACGCGATTAGTGCGAGCGTATCTGCATTGGATAGTTCGACGGTTAAAACGGCAACGCTTAACCTTGACAACAATGGCTTTGTGACAAAAGTCGGTAAAACGGTAAATGGAAATACTTTTGCGACAATGATTGCTCAAAATGAATCAGACGTGCAAATTATCGCTAAAAAAATGAAAGTCAGCGGTGACATGATTGTTAATGGAGCAATCACGGCAGAAAAGTTAAATATTAACAGCTTATCAGCGCTAACAGCTAAGCTTGGTGATGTAACATCTGGTTCGATTACAAACACGTTTTCATCTGGTACACGAAGCGGAAGTATTAAAATTAAAGATAGTGTTGAAATCACATCGAAAGATACTTCAAACTTGCTACCAGAAAAAGCAAAAGAGAACTTGATATTGTCAACAGGCAGTTTAGCAATGAATGCTAGCACATCAAGTGATGAAGCAACACACTCAATGTTAATCATGCCAGAGACAATTAAGTATACTAAAAATAATTACGACACCACTCGAGGTGGCACGAACGGTTGGAGCTTGACACACAACGGCTACTATTCAATGCTGCAAGTTGACATGGTTTGGCAAAATGTACGAATCAATAACACTTCAAATATGCCTTATGGTACCAAAGCTGACTTTGTGCGAATTGGAAATCTCGTAACTATTTCAGTCAATCGTCAAATTACAAATGTGAATGTTGTGACGGAAAATAAATTGGCTGATGAAACAATTCCAGAAGGCTTCCGACCAATCACACAAGCGCACTTAACGTTGACTGGGAATACCGGTTCAACGATTGACGCAACGTGCATTTGTCACTTAAATCCAGACGGTTCAATTTACTTTACCAATAACAAAACAGGTAATCGCGTCTGGACTGGCACGGTTACTTATACGTGCGTTGAGCCTATGCCTTACGTCAAAAATTTAAATAATGGTTCTACAATTTAAAAAATAAAGGAGAAACAAAATGACAGAATTACTTGATACTACTCAAATTACACAACCTTTTGATTTGCCGACGGCAGTCAAATATATGCGAGAAAACGGCGAATATATTCGTTATCGTTCAAATGGCTATGACTTCTATATGTACATCTCGAAAGAACAGAAACCAGTCGTGGCTAACGGCAAACGTCAGCTAAAAGAGTTCGAAAAAATCTATGGTATTTCACAATATGGTGGTTCAATCACCAACATTCCGCTCGCTGATTTGCTTGACGCCAAATGCTATATTATGCAATTTGACGAAAACGGCGAACCTATTTGGAGTGAGCCAGTGGAAAAAACTGCTGAATAGCTTAGGAAGAGGAGTGTATGGCTGAAAAAGAACTGATGCACTGGCTGATGACGACAGTTTTTCCTATCGTATTATCTGTTTCAACTCTCTACATCACTACTAAAAACAGCACGACTAATCTTGAACATCGACTAACAGAACTTGAAGCTATCAACAAGTCACAAGAGAAACTGCTAGATATGCATTCGGCACGCTTAGACAAGCACGACGAAGAGCAAAAGATGATGTTAGGAATGATTGAACAGATTAAAAATTTAACAGAGAACGTCAGCGAGTTAAAAGCTGATTTAAAAGAAATTAAGGAGCGTATATGAACGAATATGTTAAAAAACTAGGAATCAAAGTTTTAAAAACCATGGCACAATCAGCAGTTGGTGTCATTGGAGCTAGCACGTTGATTACACAAGTTGATTGGAGAGTGGTTGTTTCAACCGCTCTTTTGTCTGGTCTCGTTTGTGTTCTCACGAATTTATCTGACCTAAAGGAGGAAGACGTCGATGAAAATTAAACGATTATTAGCAGGCATACTTTTAAGTGCTAGCTTACTATTACAATCAACGGCTTATGCTGCGGTTGGCGACCAAGGTGTGGACTGGTCTCGCTATCAAGGAACGAATGGAATTTTTGGGTATGCGCACGATAAGTTTGCTATAATTCAAATCGGTGGTGTCAACGGAAGTGGTATGTACGGACAGACGACATACGAAACGCAAGTTGCTTCGGCTATCGCTCAAGGCAAACGCGCACATACTTATATTTGGTATCAAGTCGGTGGGAATGCAAGTCTTGGTGAACAAGTCTTAAATACATTCTTACCACAGGTTCAAACACCTAAAGGCTCAATCGTAGCGCTTGATTACGAAAGTGGCGCTAGCGCAGATAAGCAAGCGAATACTAACGCAATCTTGCATGGTATGCGTATGATTAAAGCAGCAGGCTATACACCTATGTATTACAGCTATAAACCCTATACAGTAGCTAACGTGTACGTTGACCAGATTATTCGTGAGTTCCCTAACTCACTTTGGATGGCTGCTTATCCAGACTATAACGTGACACCAACGCCAAATTATAACGTCTTTCCGTCAATGGACGGTGTAGCCATTTACCAATTCACATCAACATATATTGCTGGCGGTCTTGATGGTAATATTGATTTAACTGGCATTACAGACAACGGCTATACTAAGAATAATAATCCCGAAACCGAAACACCAGCCATTAACCAAGGTCAACAAGCAGACAATACACCTAAATCAGATATTGCTGTAGGAAACCAAGTTAAGGTTAAATTTAGTGCTAACGCATGGGCGACTGGTGAAGGTATTCCAGACTGGGTTAAAGGTCGCACATATGACGTAGTGCAAGTTTCAGGTAGTCGTGTGTTGCTTTCTGGTATCAACTCATGGATTAATAAATCAGACGTTGAAATTATTTCAGTAGCTAACACACAAGCAACTGCAACTAGCACTTACACGGTTCAGTCTGGCGACACGCTTTCTAGTATTGCTTCAAAATTTGGAACAAGTTATCAAACACTAGCAAGCCTTAACAGCATTTCAAATCCTAACCTTATCTACGTTGGGCAAGTCCTACAAGTAACTGGTTCAGCAAGTAGTAGTTCGGTTTATTATACTGTACGTGCAGGTGATAACCTATCAAGTATTGCAAGTCGCTATGGCACAAGTTACCAATCAATCGCTAGCCTAAACGGATTGGCTAATCCAAACTTGATTTATGCAGGTCAAACACTTAAAATTAAATAG